CGTTATGGGATTTTTGATAAAGAAAGCATTTGCGGAGATAGATAAGCTGAAAAGCAACATATCCGATGTCAAGGACAATTATCTGACCCGTGATGAATTTCTGCGGGAGCAGACCAAGACCGACCGCAAGCTTGATAAAATTGTAAATATTTTACTCGAAATGAAAGAGGTGAACAGGTAATGAATGAACAGGAAATTCTTGCAAAAATGCGTTCGGGAAATTTCACGGAAAATAACGGTATTGTACTCCGTGCGATAAATATCGGCAGAACGGGTTACAATAAGCTGTCAAATCTGAGGGACGCATTGCAGCCCGATATTGACAGGACGGATTTTTCGGACGCAATAAACTATCTGTTTTTGTCGGGGTATATAGACTTGCGCAGATCCGACACAAAGACACCCGCAAATATCGCCGACGACAATATTGAGGACATAGAAGCAAAGGTGTCGGCGGCGGGGATAAGGCTGCTTGCGGGCAAGGCAAAAGACGACTGTGTAAGGACGTGATCCCATGGGAAGACGCAAGCACAGCACGATTGACCTGCTGGACGAAACCGTGAAAAGCACCGTGGAAGAGATGATACTGTCCGCTCAGTTCACATACAGCGATATTGCGGAATACATCAAAGATACCTGCGGAAAAAGCATCTCTCAATCTGCTATCTGCCGATATGCCAAGAGTTTCTGTGCGGATATGGAGGCTATCCATATCGCACGGGAGAATTTTAAGGCTATCATGCAGGAGGGCGCAAAATATCCCGATCTGGACACCACAGAGGGCATTGTGCAGATATCCTCGAATCTGATCATGTCGGCGGTGCGGCAGCTGTCGGACGAACAGCTGAAAGAAACCGACCCGCTGAAATTGATAAAGCAGGCTACCGAGCTTGTCCGTGCCGTATCATACAAGCGGAACATGGACATCAAGAACCGTGAGCTTACCGAAATGGGATTTGATGCGGCAAAGGAAAAGCTGTTTACCGCTCTGGAATCGGATAACCCCGAGCTGTACGGACAGCTTGCGGAATACATTGAAAATAAGAAAGCCGAGTTGAAAGAATGATATACGTAATACAGACGGAATCGGGAAAAGAATTGCAGATACGGCAGGAGCTGCTCTGTGAAAATATTTCCGCATACGTTCCAATGAGAGAGCTTATACTCCGCAAAAATGCAGGGTGGACAAAAGTTATAAATCTGCTGTTTCCGTCCTATGTTTTTCTTGACTGCGAGTACAGTCCCGAACTGCATCACAAGGTCAAAAGCATTGACGGAGTTATCCGCTTTCTCGGAACGCCCTCGCCGCTGCGAGCGCATGAAGAAGAATTTATGCGGCTGCTGTTCAATGACGGGCAGATAATTCCCGGGAGCACGGCGGAGGTTGACAGCGGCAGGAACGTCACGGTAAGGGGCGGCGGGCTTCTCGGCAAGGAACAGTACGTTACATACTACAATATCCGACAGAAAAAAGCGGCTGCGGAAATTTATTTCGGCGGGAAAAAGCACAGAATTAATGTCGGTGTGGATTACATAAAAAAATAATTGCATAATCGGGCAGAGTCGATTCGTTCCTCTGTGAGGTGTGCGAGGTCATATGGCATTAAACGGACGAAAAAATTTTCCGCTCCGAATGGCGAAGCATACCCAAACTGCCGATACAATTTATCGGTGTATCGGCAATACCGTTTAAACGCTTTAAAATGCCGTTAAAATTTAACTTTAACGGTTCGGAGGGAAAATTATTCGCGCGAACACCAAAATGCCATAGAGAGCGTTTCAGACGTTTTTTTGAAAGGGTGAGATTTTTTGAACAGAAAACAGAGCAGAGCCGTAACCGAGCTGTCGGCGGCAATAAATCCCGATGAGGAAAAAGAGGACATCTCCGCAGGAACAGTGCGCGACCTGTGGAACGCGATTATACATGAGCCTAACCGCAAAAAGCGCATGAAATTAATAAACGATTTTACCGCACGTCATTCGGACGCTGCGGATTTTTTGGCACAGAACGAAAACCTGATAAATGCCGAGGCGGAAATGGCGCTTATATCGGCAGCGGTTGGCGGAACGCATATCGAACGTGAGGTCTCCTACAGAGGCGGAAGAAAGTCGTTGAAAGCAAAGCGTGTGACAGCTCCGCCCAATGTCACCGCACTGAATATGCTGCTCAAAAACCGTATGCCCGACAAATATTCCGACAAGCCCATGGGCGAGATCGAAATTGAGGACGTTTCGGAAATTATGGAGGAAATCGAAAATGCCGAAGATGACAGCGAAGACGAGGACGGTTAAATCAATACCGTATAAATTCGGGAAAAAACATCTGCGGTATATAAAGCGCTGTGAAGAGTGTATGCTGAACGTTGCCGAGGGCGCAGTCAGAGCGGGCAAGACCGTTGACAACGTTCTTGCGTTCTGCATTGCTCTCGGAAAATCACGGGACAAGATACATCTTGCAACCGCATCTACCGTTCCGACGGCAAAAGCCGTGATCGGCGACTGCAACGGCTTCGGAATAGAGCATTACTTCCGAGGTCAATGCAGGTGGGGAAAATTCCGAGGAAACGAGGCTCTTATAATCTGCGGAAGATCCACGGAATATCGTGAAAAGATTGTGCTGTTCGTGGGCGGTGCGAAAATCAACAGCTATACGAAATTCCGAGGATTTTCAATCGGTATGTGGATAGCCACGGAGATAAATCTCCACCACGACAACACAATAAAAGAAGCCTTTAATCGTCAGCTTGCGGCACATGACCGCAAAATTTTCTGGGATCTGAACCCGTCCCCGCCCGAACATCCGATATATACAGAATATATCGACAAATACGCAAAACAGGCGGCTGACGTCGAACTTGCATTTAAATACAATTACGAAAAATTCACCATTTTTGACAATGAAAATATCCCCGAGGAAAACAGGCAGGCTACGATTTCGCAGTATCAAGCGGGTTCGGTGTGGTATCGCAGGGACATTCTCGGCGAACGATGCTCCGCCGACGGACTTATTTTCCGTCATTTTGCGGAACATCGCGACGAATACATTGTCGGTGAATATCCCAAGTCGATGCGTATGATAAATATCGGCGTGGATTTCGGCGGAAACGGGTCTAAAACCGTATTCGCCGCTACGGGAATTATCGGCAATTTTGAATCTTTGGCGGCACTTGCCGACTATAAAATAGACGGCGAAAAGGGCACAATTGATATTAATGTCATCTGCCGTGACCTGCTGAGATTTTACCGATTTATTCATTCGATGTTCCCGACAGTGCCTGTTGCGGGAATTTACTGCGACTGCGCCGAAACAACGATCATCACGTCTATAATGTTTTATCTGCTGAAAAACGGAGTAAAAATTCCCGTTAATGACAGCAGAAAAGGAGCTGTAAACGGACGTATATTTGCGCTGTCCTCACTGATCGCACAGCACAGATTTACGGTACACAGAGACTGTGAAAACGTAATAAACAGCCTGTGTTCGCAGGTATGGGACAGCAAGGAAGTTACAAAATTCGTCCGTCTTGACAACGGCACAAAGGACATAGACACGGCGGACGCATTGGAGTACAGCTTTGCACCGTACATTGAGGCATTCGGATTTTCAATGAAGGGAGGCGAGAATTACGAACAGTAACGTCATACAGTTTGTAAACAGCGAATTCGGCTGTAATCTGTCGCAGGAGTATTACACCCGTTACATTGACCTCTGGGCGGACTGGTGGCGGGGTTGGCACAAGCCGTTTCACCGCTGTAAAATGACCAACGGAATACAGATAATAAACAGGGATATTTACAGTCTTAATATGGCTAAAAAGGTATGCGAGGACTGGGCGAGTATTCTTTTAAATGAGAAGACCCATGTCGTTATAGGCGATGAAAAAGCCTCCGAATTTGTTCAGGGCAAGAGAGAAACGGACGGTGTTTTCGGCGCAAATGATTTCTGGGTGCAGGCAAACAGGCTCATCGAAAAAGCTTTTTACAGCGGAACGGCGGCGGTAACTATGCGGCTGATCCATGCGAAAAACCGTGACGGGCAGGTCGAGACTTCCGCCGATACAAGAATCGGTTTCAATTACATCTCCGCAGAATATATTATCCCGATCTCCTGCGAAAGCGGCAGGATAACCGAGGCGGCATTCTGCTCCGAGCATATAACAAAAGGCACGAAATATCTTCTTCTTGAGGCTCATGTTCTTGCGGACGGAAATTACGTTATAAAAAATTATCGGTTCAACATCGACAACGGAAATTTTTCGCCCGAACCGCTTCCCGAGGGGATTGTTCCCGAATTTCGCACAGGCTCGAATGTGCCGTGGTTTGCGGTTATCTCCCCGAACATCGAAAACAATATCATCGGTTCAAACGGATTGGGCATCTCCGTTTTTCACGGAGCGATTGACATTTTAAAAGGCATTGATTACGCTTACAACAATTTTGTCAAGGATTTTGAGCTGGGCGGTAAAAAGGTGTTTATGCAGCAGTCCCTTGTGGAATCCTTGTCAGACGGAACAAAGGTCGCTCCCGATGATGTGGGGCAGCAGCTCTTTCATTACCTGCCCGCAAGTATAAAAGGCGATGCGGACGAACCGCTGATAAAAGAATTCAACCCCTCGATCAGAGTGGCGGAAAACACTGACGGTATTCAATCGGCACTGGATTATTTATCGTTCAAGTGCGGTCTGGGAAATAAGCATTATCAGTTTAATGCGGGCTCTATTGTGACCGCAACGCAGTACACGGGAGACAAGCAGGATCTGATACAAAACGCCCACAAGCACTATATCAGCGTGGAGAAATTCCTGCTGTCGGTTGTTCGGTCGGTGATACATATCGGCAATTGCTTTTTTGATCTGGGTGCAGATGAAAATACCGAAATCGAAATTGAATTTGACAAATCGGTAATTATTGACGAAAATGCGGAGCGTATGCAGGATATGCAGGACGTCCGTGACCGCACAATGGCACGTTGGGAATACCGTGTAAAATGGAAATGTGAAACCGAGGAGCAGGCGAAAAAAATGATTGCCGAAATCGACGGAGAGCAATCCGACAATGACCTTATGGACTTCGGGGACGGTGAGGCGTAATGCTCACACCGACCTATCTCGATGAACTTCCCGAGCCTATGATAGAGCTTGTGGGGCAATTGCAGGACGAGATCATCGCCGATGTTTCAAGGCGTATCGCAAAGTGCAGAATTCTCACTCCCTCTGCGGAATGGCAGCTGTACAAGGCAAATCAGCTGAGGCTGTCCTCTGCGGAAATAAACAAGCGTATCTCAAAATTCACGAAAATACGTCAGCGGACGGTCAAAGCGCTGTACACCGATGCGGTAAAAGAAGCATTAAAAACCGATGCGGAAATTTACCGCTATGCCATTGCCGAGGAAAAGCTCCCGGCGGAAAGCGGCGAAAAGCTGACCTCGTATTTCCGGAATGTGGCGTTCAGCGACACGTTCCGACAAGGGCTGAAAAGCACCGACGGCTTAATGCGGAATCTGACAAACAGCATGGCTGCGACCGCAAACCGTATGCTGTCGGACGCTCTTGATTTAGCGTGGCTTGAATCGGCAAGCGGAGCATATACTCCCGATGAAGCGGTTTTCAAGGCAGTTTCCGATCTGACAGCCAAGGGTCTGACCGTGGTGCAATACAGCAGCGGTCACGCCGATCAGGTCGATGTTGCCGTGCGCCGTGCTGTGCGGACGAGCATAAACAAGACCTGCTGCGATATGCAGTTGGAGCTTGCCGGAGAAATGGGCAGCGATCTTGTGGAAATAACCTCGCATCTGGGCGCACGTCCCACTCATGCGGAGTGGCAGGGACTTATATGCTCACTTTCGGGAAAAAATCCAAAATACCCCGATTTTAAAATCACGGGGTACGGCACGGGCGACGGTCTGGGCGGCTGGAACTGCCGACATTCGTTCTATCCCTATTTTGAGGGAATTTCCGAAGCGGCGAATGCTCCGACATTCAGCAAGGAAGAAAATGCGGAATATTACGATCTGACACAGCAGCAGCGAGCTTATGAGCGGGCGATACGTCAGAGTAAGCGGGAGCTTGCGGGTCTGGATTCCGCACGGCAGAGTACGGAAGACCCTGCACTTAAAGCCAAGTTTGACAAGGCATTCGAGCGAAAGTCCGCAACGCTCAAAAACCGTGAAAACAGGCTTTCCGAGTTCTGTAAGAACAACGGATTATTGCAGGACGGTTCAAGAGTTCGTGCGGCGGGATTCGGACGGAGCGAGGCGCAGAAAGCGGTATGGGCGGCGAAAAAACGAATGGTCTCTACTTCCCCGAATGCGACAACGGCACAATTTTCGGGGTTGACCGTCTCCGTTTCCGACAGAGTGTCTTTCGGTCGCAGCGGTACGACTATTTCTGCGGGAAGAGTTGACGGAGCAAAAAACAATATTTATGTTTCCGATAACGCAAACATTGCAAGCAAGCCTCAAATGCTGCACAGAGCCGATATTTACATATCCAAGGCTATGGAAAAGCTGCAAATTCAGAGCAGTGGAAATCTTCCCAAAATTGCAGTTGTTTCTTCAAATGAAATGCCGCTGCCGGGCGCATATAATCCCGTAACAAATGAGATGTTCCTGAATGAGGGAATATTCAGCGGCAATACCCGTTATGAAATTCAAAAAGACTGCGCCCGTCCGAACAGCAAGATAAGTACAGTTGTACACGAACTTGTTCACTGGAAAGATGCAGACGAATACAGACGAGAAAACGGCACAATCACAAGCACCAAGGAGCTTAACAATTCGCTTAATGTAAAATTCAAGGAATTGCTTGACAATCTTCAAAAACAGGGGTATAATGTAAATGAAATCAGTAAATACGCTTCAAAATCGTATGATTTAGGCGATTATTATGAAACGTATACAGAGTATAGGGTTCAAGATTTATTGAGGTGATTTTATGCGTCTTATTCCTACTCCGGAAATGAATGAATTAGAGAAAGTTTTCTCTCCATATTCACTTCATGGAGGATTTGTTTTGAAAGATGATGCGCCCATGGAAGCGCAGATTGCGGCAGAAAAATATAAAAAATTATGGATTGAATTACGTGATAAAATGTTGGAACAATTTTGCTATTGATTGTCAATTAAGCACCCACGCCACAGCGCAGGGTGCTTTAATATTGCCAAATAAAATATCGTTAAAACGCCCT